ACTCAAATGCGGCCCGTCGAGCCGGCGCCATAAAGTTAGGATACTTACGTCCACCAGGTGCACCCGACCGGATGCCCTGCTTTATTTCTTTTTGCATCATCCATCCTGTTGACTTTAATGCCTTACGCATCCAGTCTGGTTTGGTTTCCGCGATGAAATTCAGATACGGTGTGGCTGTGTCTGTAATCGTAATAGGTTCATTACTCACGGTCTCACCGCCCTCACGTTATGGACAATTTCCAAACAATACATCGTGCCGTCAAAATTAGAAATGTGATCAACGTACCATTTCTCACCATTGATATACACTTCGTCTTTTGATCGTGGTTCAGGAACATCCTTAGCACGCACCCAAATCTGAGCTTTATCAGCTAATGCTTTATCGACGAATCCGGAACCTTTGCCATCATATTCGCCAATCTCCACGCTAGCTTTGATAGCTTGGCCTTTGTAGGTAATTCGTTCACCAAATACAGAAAGCAATGCATTAGGCCTATATCCTAATTTCATAGTGTATTACCTCCTATGAAGTAGGCGGGCGTATGCCCGCCCTTACATTACTTTTCTACATTAGGCCAAAGAGCTACATCAACAGTCTTAGCGCTTGCAGATTTTGCAGAAATGGCAATGCCCAATACTGGATTTGTGTCTGTTTTAGTTGCACACTTTTGCGTTTTATCAAAATACACAACATCACCTACTGCAAATGCATCTGTCACAACTGCATCAACTGTAAAACATCCTGTGACCTTAACCGCACCGATTGCACCAGGCGCAATATCAGTTATTGCCACGCCGTGCATTTTGCCGACAGGGACAATGTCCCCTACGGCAATCATATCGGATGCTGTATTTTTAAAATCAATACGATCTAATTCTTGAATGAATTGTGCCATATCTAGTTACCTCCTAAATCAATTACTAATTATTTACCAGGGTTTTTATACAAGCCACGGAAGTCGAGCGCTGTTGCGTTGCAATCCATTGCTACTTTGTACTCAATGCCGTCAACTTTAAAGCCTGTTTGTGTTTCCAATCGAGGTGTTTCAACACCGTTCAAGTACGTTACTTCGATAGTTTGAACATCTGTAGGACGAGCTGCTAAATACCATGCGTGTGGATCTGTTAATGCCGCATCAACTACAATAGTGAATCGACCGCCGAATGGGTTAACCGTTTCATTGCTACGAGCTGGATCCACTGTGGATTTAACCAATTCGTAAGCCAATGCTTCGAGTTCTGGTGGAATAATCAAATATGTAGGTGCGATGTTCAAATTGCGATTTTCGCCAATATGCTTTTGACGGCGCATTGCCGCTACACCCGCAGATAAAGATGCAACACTTAATTCAGCACCAGCAGCCGCCAAGTTGCCTCTGTCAGTACCGAATAGTGCTTTACCGTCACTCAATACGGTATTACCTGTTAGCAACCCGTACACCATACTGTTGATGGTATCCTTTGCAGAACGGCCAAATTTGGAAGCGATATCTTTGAACACACCCAAATCATCATTGATGATAGCTTGTCGTGTTAAGCTGAATGTACGACCGTATGTTAATACACGAACGTCGTTACCAGCTTCTTCCAACTTAGAATCCTTGAATTGTCCACCTTCAGGAACGAGTTTCAATTCAGCTGTTTCAGAAAGTAAAATACGTTTTGCCGGTTTGAAATCACGGTTACTACCTTTTCCGGTCCATGCATCGAATGTAGCCGGTGCAGTTTCATAGCCTTGTACCAAGGACTTATTTGCTACATTAGACAAAGCAATTGGGAAAGAGGATGTGGAGTTGATAGCTTCACGAGCCAATTCCAAACGGTCAGCATAGTTAACGGTTAAGCCTTCACGAACTAAGGACTCACGAGCTAATTCCATCAAGGACATAGAACGAAGTTCATTTGCGCCTGGTGCAGGGTTCGCAACAGGGATACCTGCAGACATCATCAAAGCATCCTGCATAGCCATGCGGAACTTATCGGAATCTGCTTCACCAACTTTAACGGATACTGGTTTATTGCGTTCACGCAACGCATCCATTACTGCCTCACGAACTTCGGCAACAGATTTTCCGGATTTGATGAATTCATCTACGCCATCAACTTCAAAGTCGCGGCATAGGCTTGTGATTGTGGATACGCGTTCACGTTCTGCCGCAATCAATTTTTTAGCATCATCCGCATTAAAACCTTTAACTCCGGACTCTGGTACTTCCGGTACTACTTGTGGCACGTTTTGCTCAGTGCCTTTTGCTTTTGCATCACCTTTCATAGGTTCCTCCTCATTATCATCTAAACTTCTGCCTACCCCTACACTTGGATCCGCAGGGACGGACACAATACTAATTTCCAACGGTTCCCAGTCTGTGATTACATAACCCGGACCAGTAAACCGACCATTGGAGCTTTTAGAATCGGAATCAATTAATTCCTCGTATCGGCTTATGGAATACCCGACACTCACGCCTTGTAGCGTGCCTTTTAACACTTTTTGATAAATCTTTTCAGACTCATCGTCCTCGTCGAATTTAACGATCGCTTTGCCGCGATTGTCTTCAATCCACACATTCTCGATGTGGCCTACTACTGCATCACGGTCGTGATTGAATAACACTGTACCTAAGCCGTTATTAAATCGGTCTAAGTTAATGCATTCATCGTCATGGCACAATATCTCTGTTCCGAACCATCTTTCATATGGCTCTTCAGAGGAGAAGGACAATTCGACGGTACGATCATCGTTCGCTTCGATATTTGTGATTTGCGCCTCTCGGGCATATTTACCTAAAAGCTGCTTTTTTGCAAATTTTCCCACTAGCTATCATCTCCTTTCATATCAGTGGCGTTATCATCCGCTAGATTCGTTATGTCCCCATTCATATCAAGGGCAACACCCAATTCCTTAATGCGGTCTTGTTCCAGCTTCCGCTGTTCAAGTACTTCTTCCCAGTCCTTACCAGATGCACTACATACGTCCTCGAGCGTTGTGAGTCCTGCCTTAATGGCTTCCTTGTTAGCATTAACTTCCTTAACAGGGTCAATCCAAGACCAGCCTGGAGCTAACCACGCTACTTTTTTATAAAGTTTTGGGTTCGCTGCATAGTCATTGGCCGGGATAATTCCCTTTAGATAGCACGCTTCAATGAAAGCCCGCCATACAGGCATACAAAAATGCTCAATTATAAAACGCTGCATCTGTTTGAATGATTGCTGGTCCTCCAGCATATTCTGCCGAGCTGCGGAGAAGTTACCACTAATATTGCGCGTCACTATGTCTGCACTTAGACCCATGCCCGACGCTATGCGTCTTGTTTGAGTCGCTGAGTATTCTGATGCGGTTCCTGCATTTCGCTTAGGCTCCGCAAACGAAATAGATTCACCTGCGCGTAGATGTTGGATAATCCCTGGCGCCATTGAACGAACTTTCTTGCCTTTACTGTCAATCTTATTTGCAACCATCGGGGCACTCCCAGTACTACTTGTTACAAACGCGCCGAAACATGCCGCTACACGAGCCGCTATAAGGTCAGCATCCATGTATTCATCTACATCATGAATTCGCTTTAGTACGAGAGCTAACATACTAACCCCGCGCAGTTCACTAGGTCTGCGAGGCTTATATAATAGAAAAGCCCTATTACTTGGCAGCCTTGCCTCGTTAAACGACCGTATTCCTAATGGGTCTGTTTGGAATACGTGATAGGCTATTGGTCTTCCGTATTTATTAACTTCTACGCCATTAACAATACTGTTGCCATTCTCGCTTACCGATACGGCTCCGATATTCTCGCCCTCGATAAGCTGTAATGATAGTGGTATATCTGCGCCTTCGGAGGTCATATTAACTAGGATTTCCCCGTCATAGACCATTCGGCGTAGAGCCATTTCCTGCAATTCATAGAACGTAGATATTCCTCGGATATCCGCATTCTCTTTATCCACCCAATCAGCCCAAGCCTCCTCAATTTTCTTGTTGAGTCTTTCATTTAGCTTTCCTGCGCGAGTCTTGATTTTGCACTGTGGTTTTATTCCGGTACCTACTACGTTCCGTAGTAATGCCAATACAACACTTTCAGCGAGGTCACTATTAAGTTCTGCCGCACGTGCACGACCTCGTATCAAATCACGTTGGCCTGATGCTACTTGTTCAGCTGTACCAAATACTGGCATCCAGTCTCCACTTAATCGGTCTGTTGACGCTGCATCATATCCACGTTCAAGCGAACTGCGGAAATATGCTCTACGGGCGGCTCGTTCTGGATTGAAATAAGCTATTACCTTATCAAGTATGTTCATCGTCGCTCCCATGACACGTAGGATGTCGTGTTATTACCTTCCTCATCATCAACGCGAGCCATTAACTCACGCTCACGGGCATATAATGTCGGCAGATCATGCGTCTTAAATCGTTTACCACCTACAGACATCTCGGCATATCCGTTCGTCTCAATTTCCTCGATTATCGTTCGAATACGCTCCAAGTCTTCTCTTGCGCTCATGGTCTCACCTCCTTCTTAGCTAAACCAACCTCGGCTATCTGCATTAAAGTCTTCATCATCCGTATCTTCGTCCTCCTCATCGGCATCTGGATTATATTCAGGTAAGTATTTAACACCTACCGAGTCCGCCACCATGGCGTTGTATACACACGTATCCAACAAGTGATTTGTTGGATGACTGGTTAATGGTTTCCATTGCACTGTAACCGCACCGGTCTTCACGTTTCGGATTTCCTGCTTTTCCTCCGACCGAAGGTGCTCCGAATACTCCTCAGGGCAATCCTTAAATAGATGGATTGTACCAGCCTCATTGGCCGGTCGTACCATACGTGCAAATATAAAATCCTTCCAGTAATCGGTATTCACTACGTATAACTTCATACCGCCGATGACGCCCTTCTCGATGCTGCTCATCTTATATGGCGGAGCTAGAGGACTGTGCGAAGAATCACCTTTAACCGGCACACATACTTCTGGGTATTGCGCACAGTACTGATATACTTCGTCTGTTCGGTAGCCACTATCGATACCGGCCCTCACAATCTTACGGGCCTCACCATACTCTGATGGATATTCTCTATCAATGAGTATCTCGGTTAAATCTGCCCAACTACTTGCTTGACCATAATCAACTAAGTAGCTTGATACGCCGTGAGCATAGGCTCTAACCTCCCACCAGAAATGATCTTGCTGCACGTCGACGGATGCAATGAGTAATGGTGCATGCTGTGGCACAACACCACGAGGAACTTCTGATTGCGTAAATACGAGGTTCTGTGTGCTTTTAGTTTTCGCAGATTTCCACGGCTCCGCTAACCCAGAGTTGATGAAATTCATCAACTCACTTGGCTTATCCTTTGATTTAACAAACTCATATGCCACATCGCCAAAGGTAACCCATGGAGAGTAAAGGGATGACATATGATAGGCTACCGACCGGACGACTCGGACTTGCGATTCATTCACAGCCCGCCATTCGCCTTGCCGGAGCATATCCATCTTGTGCTTATCATCAATACGGTGCTTACAATATTCGCACTCATAATATGCGGTATCACGTATCATATCCGCATTGCCATGGTGTTCCTCCGGCCATTTTATCTGTTTGAATTTGAGGGTCTGCGACACCCCGCAATGCGGACATGGCACGTAATACTGCTTACGTTCATTTGCATCCATATAGGACTGCCAAATATTGCCACCTTCAATCGTAGGAGTTGACACTCTTACAATCTTCTTATCAACGAATGTCTTGGTGCGTTCCTCAGCCAACTTAATCGGATTTGCTTCCTTACCGGAGAAAGCTGGATACTTATCAATTTCATCAAAGAATAAGTACTTAATTGACCGACTCGATAAGCTACTTGGTGAATTCGCCCCAACAAGCACCATGTAATTCCCATTAACGAAGTCTAACTCCAGCAGCTTACTACTTTCGTCATACATATTCGCAAGCGGCTCTACACTCCTAATCATCGGTTGTACACGTTTATCACTAGCGAATTTCGCGATAGTATCCGTCGGATACACCATCATGACTGGTGATGCGGTTTGATGTAACGCATATCCGATCATATTGAGTTCGGCTTCTGTCTTACCTATCTGCGCCCCGAAACATAACGAGATGCTTTCAATAAGAGGATCCGTGAATTTGTCCATAGGTTCCTTGAGATAAGGTGTCCGCGCTGTACGCCATCGTCCAGGTTCAGCAGATATATTAGTCAATACCCTGTACTTATCTGCCCATTCCGAAACGGTGTATCTTTCAGGTGGCTTGAATGCTTCCAATTCCTCGGGGAACCAGTCAACCTTTGGTCTTTGCTTTTCTCGTGGCTTTGACTTTCGGCGTGTACTCGCCTTCGCGTGCGTAGCTTTCGAGGTATTCTTCGACAAGGTCATTCACCACCTTTTCTACACGAGCACGTTCCTCAGGATCCGTGAACTCACTTCCGATACGCTTACCTAATTTGGTAAACGATGTCTTTAATTCCAATATTCGGTTAGCCCATGCCTGCGCCACATCGGCACGAGGGACATACTCGCCATTAAGCACATCTAGCATTTTCTTTTCACGCGCAGCCTTTGCTTCCTTATAATCAGCTTCAGCTTCTAACTTACGAGTTGATGCGGATTTGCTTTTAGCGTTATCGCCTTTCGCCTGCCCTAAATACACGAGGACTTCCCGGAGATTCCACCAACCTACAGAGGCTTTAGGCATCCCTGCTTTATGATGTCGAGAAATAATTTCCGGAGTGACCCGCAAGAGGTCACATAGTTGAGTGCTGGATACGAGCAGATTGCCTGCAGCATCAAATTTCACTCTCGGTTTTGTGTCCGCCATAGGTATACTCCTTTCTAAATTCGTCTTTCTACATTCAACAGGAAAATTTTTCTCACAGAGAGAGGACCATCGCGCGGGGGCGACCGGCGGCCATTTTTCGCCCGCGGAGTACCTTTTCCAAATTTTTATTTTCTCAATTAGGAATTATCATTGATACTCAATAAAAAAAGGGTAGACCTCAACTAAGTAAGGTCTACCCCGGGGCAGTGCAGCAGGCAGACATATTGTGCGGGCCAGACACTGCCTGCTATCTACTACATTTACATTATATTAAATTAAGAGTGTGCCATTCTATGCCATCTTTTCAAATTCAGCTATTGCTTTCTTGTGAAGTCTGTGAACTTGTCGCCACGAATACCCTAGTTCGACAGCTATCTGCTCCCATGGCAACGCATTAATGTATCTGAGATTCAGTACATCCCTGTATTGTCCGTCAGTTATTTGGTTGATGACTTGCTTGACCTTGTTTCGAGAATCAATCAATTCATCCCATTCTCTGTTTAGCTCCTCCCTACATTCTTGTAAGTGCTTACTGATTCGTGGCATAGCATCTCCTGATTCACATATCTGTATAGCTTCTGAATGTAGGTCTCGGTTAATCGCACTTAGCTGAATCTCTAACGCACGCATTCGCTGCTCAGTATGGCGGACAGCTTGTAGTTCTTCATTAGCCATCATACGCGATAATCTCCATATTTACTGATAATCATCTGTGCTCGAAGTAATCCGTCAATGTATCCGCTTTCACGAATTCTATCATCTAGCATAGGTGATCTCAGTTGTCTATTACGGGCTCGTATAATGGCAAGACTTAAATCTGACTGTATGGCACCTACAATCACATCTGACCTGCTTCTACGCTTTTGCATCCTTTACCTCCATACGTTCGACAATATCCTCGATGGCTTCTACCATATCTGCTTTGCATTGCTCAACAGCGGTAAACATCTCCTCACACATGGCGTACGCATCATCACTCAAATCATCATCTAATCTCTCGGCAACATTATCCTTGAGATTATCTACAACCTTAACTATATCCATGACAAGATGATATGTGTCATCTAGATAGTGCCCTTTGTTAATTAATAGTCGCTCGACTTTTGTCATGATCCTCCCTCTTTGCAATTTCCCGATTTAGATACCAACGGGCTTTTTTCAAATCCTTAATGGCATCGTCCTTATGACCAGCTCGGGATACATACTTCACTACATTACCCAATCGATACCCTAGTTTCTTGTCTTCGATGTAATCGATAACCTCGATATCTCCTTGTGTATAATGGCTTGGGTGGTTTATATCATCGCATTGATTAACTATGCGATTAGGAGATTTATCTGCTATAACTTTCGCTATTGTTAATCCTGATTGATTCGATACCTTCTGTAAACGTTTTAGATTTTCGTTAGTTGCCAAACGTTTTAAAGTTTCATTAGCTGATAACTTAATAGGTGGCGGAGGGGGATTATTGGGTCTCTCATACAATCTACCTGGGGTCAGCCTCAATGCAGCCATGTATTTTCGATTATCAAGATATTTATCAGTGATATCTATAACTTGAATAGTCGTGTAACTCACTATTACCACGATGGCCCCGATTAATCCTGCCATTATAAATTGATCCATATTAATCATCCTTTCTGTATTTATCGATTCTTGCTTTTAGGCTTTGCAGCACATATTCCTGCGCTCGGTCTTTTTGGGCTAGCGCATCCATCATATCCTCATCGCGAGTTCCCTCACATATTAGATGATGGATAATTACCTTCTCCATTTGACCTTGGCGATGTAACCGCTTATTAGCTTGTTGATATAACTCAAGACTCCAGTTTAACCCAAACCATATTACATGGTTACCGCCGTCCTGTAAGTTAAGCCCGTATGCCGTACTAGCCGGATGTGCTAATAGAATATCAATCTCTCCAGCATTCCACGCTATCTCATCATCGGCACCTTTTAGTTCACAGACTCTTAATTTAGTCTTAGCTAATGCTGCTTTTAACCGTTCACAGTCATGCTTGAAGTTATAAAACACTAATGCAGGCTTTCCGTTTAACTGTTCTACAAGTTCCATAAAAGCCTCAATCTTACAGCCATGTATCTCGTGAACGTTCCTATCGCCATCATATACGGCGCCATTCGCTAACTGTTGTAGCTTTGTAGATAATGCTGCTGCACTCAAAGCTGTGATATCTTCGCCAGCTTCAATCAACTCTAATACAGATGTGCGTTCCATATCTTCGTAGGCTTTTTTGGCTTTCGCATCTAACTGCACATATTTAATATCGTTGATTACTGGAGGTAATTCCAAATAGTCATCAGCTTTCATGGATATGCATAACCCAGATATTGCCGCCATGATACTGTCATTTGAATCGGATTTAGGTTTATAGGAGTACACCATTTCGCGTGACCTCTGATCGGGCTCGAAATAGTAATCCCTAAATCCTGTGTACGTTTTACCTAACGACTCGCCGCGGTCTAATAAATACACTTGTGCCCATAAGTCGATTAACCCATTAGGGGCTGGCGTACCCGTTAACAACACCATGCGCTTGATGTGGTTATGCATATAGGCTAATGATTTAAAGCGCTTAGCTGTGTGATTCTTAAAAGAACTAGATTCATCCACAACTACCATGTCAAACGGCCATGCATTCTTGTAGTAATCAACTAACCACGTTACATTCTCGCGATTAATGATGTAGATGTCGGCAGGTGTGTTTAAAGCCTTAATACGCTTTTTCAGGCTGCCTAATACAGTAGATATCCTTAATATACCTACACCGTCCCATTTTCGTGCTTCTCGTTGCCATGTAGCCTCCGCTACTTTCTTAGGCGCTATGATTAGCACTTTACGGATGGCAAATCTGGAGTACTTCAATTCGTATATGGCAGATAACGTGATAATCGTTTTCCCTAAACCCATATCCAGGAATAGCCCTATCTTATTTTGATTAACGGTCTTGTCGATACAATATCGCTGATACGCATGCGGAATAAACTGCATTACGCTTTCACCCCGAATTCTTCCGTAAATTGTTCCAAATAACCAGCCACCGCATCTGCACCTTTTAATACAAATACTTTTTGATTTAGCTTTTGAAGTTCACGGGCTTGGACACCCTGCAATCGCGAAAGTACGCCTTTGGATGTCTTCAATTCTACGAAATGGATAACACCATTTGGCCATATGACGATTCGATCAGGCACACCGACATTACCAGGGGATACAAACTTATAAGCTTTACCTCCCGAACGTTTGACGCCTGCAACTAATTTTCTCTCGATATCCTTTTCTAACATTTCTCACCTCTGAAATCTTTAAACGTTAACATGTTTACATACGCGTATATGAGGGTTCAAATTAAGGCTGTAAAGGGCGTATTTTTTCTTAAAACTCTTTGTTTTGATATTTACCAGTATATAATGTTAACATTGTTAACCAACCTATATGAATATAGATAAATACTGACTTTATGCGTTAACATAGTACGTTAACATTCTCCGAATTCGTTAACATTCTAATGTTAACAAAAATACTGAGAATGTTAACGCTTAATTGAGAATGTTAACGTTATAATTTCAGTTTTGACTCGTTGATTCTGAACCCTCTTTGATGTCCATATTCACCAAATCTCATCAACTGACTTCCCCCCATTGTGTACGGGGAGTCCGCCAGTATTTGATTAATTTCCCTGGTCTCGATTTTCTTCATGCGACTTGGGTCGTTACCAAAACATTCCCACCATACCTCTGCCGCACAAATACGGTCACGATATACTAACTCTTGACCCTCGGCAGGTTTAGCATTCATGCTAAGATACGTCCTCCTGGCGCTCCGACTCATCACATTCCAATTTAAAGGCACTTTGATTAATAAAAACTCATTAATCAGTCCTGCTTTGGTATTTGATTCCATGTGCGCCTCTCTAGCCGCATCAGCCAGTTTTAGTACAGCCGGGTCATCCTCGATAATGAGGCTTTCCCCGCTTTTATACCGATACAAAGCCTCCGCCCATAACTGGTCCACTTCTCCTGGAAGATTAACGAATATGTTCTTTCGCGGAGTCATCATCTCAAGATCAATAGGCCAAAATCGGCGATTACCTGTAATATCTTTTAGGAATTCATATTGATTCGTACTACCAAAGAATACACACTGCCGTGGATACTCTTGTGTACGTCGGCCATAAGCTTGACGAAATACATCTACTTGACGACTTAGAAATTGCTTGGACGCATTTTCTTCAGCCCTTGAATACCCTGCCATTTCACCAGCTTCTATAATCCATTTACCTTGAATGCCTTCCGCAGCTTCTTTACCCTCAAAGGTATTTAAGCCATCAGCGTACCACTTCTTGCCCATCGTGCGGATAAGAGTACTTTTACCGATACCTTGACCGCCAATAAGAATTGGCATCGTGTCATACTTGCATCCAGGCTCAAACGCTCGCGCTACTGCCGCCGTAAATGACTTTCTAGCGGCTGCCCGGGTATACACATTATCCTCAGCCCCTAAGTAGTCGATGAATATGGTATCTAATCGGGCAATGCCGTCCCAGGATAACCCGTTAAGGTAATCTAGTACTTCATTAAATCCATTTTGCTCAGCGCACATAATGAGGGCATCCATGATTTTATCTTTACCGGTGATATCATATTTATTTTCTAGGTACCACCGTAAGCCCGCATCATCTGCGTCTGTCCATATGCGGAGTCCTGGTGTTGGGTTCCATGGTAGGGCCCCTTTTGCCACGTATCTCGAACCAAATCTATCATAGGCAAGTCTACCGACAAGCGCCGGATCATGGTGCATGATTTTAAGCATGTTATCTAGTGTGTTCTTAGGTCGACCATTCTCGTCGTACTTTAAAGTCGAACTTTTCATCCAGTCGACGTTCGTTAACGCATTAGGGTCGAGGTCGGATGTCTCAGCGTGAGCCGATACATCCGTGATAATATCAGCAAATACATTTGATGCCGATTCTCGGGCACGGGCCATGTTGAGTTCGTTAACGACTACCATATCTTGCATAGCTAGTTTAGACATAGCCATGTAAGATGGCAGTTTATGCCCAGGTGTCCCATCCTTAGCAGCCTCGTCTAAGCTGTGGAACTTATGTAACCGGATAAGGTCAAAGGCATTAACTAATTGACCACTACACGGGTCAGTATTATGGTGACTGAACAGGAATGTATCGTCATCATAGATAACCGCCCCTGCTACTGTTGAGCCAGTAACGAACGTTAAGCGGTCCTCGCTGCCGTCAACATCGACATATGCATGAGGTATGAATTTATCAATCGCCTCACGGATTCCGTATATTCTACAAAAGGCACCTACAATACCTGGCTTTTCTCTCGGATCAGCTTGCTTTGCAAGTAGCTGCTTTTCATGCTGCGATGCTTCCTTACCTGGTACTTGTGGCCAAGAACGCACATCTCGCCAATCAGTATATTGGCTGAGCATACCGTCAGCAGATAAGAATGCCTTATCGCCTACATAATATACATACTGTGCATCATTCGGGCATGATGGCCAATACATGAGCCGAGAAGCTTCGAACGTAGTTCCATCCATCATACCAATGCCGATGAGCTCCGCCAGCTTACGAGCAATAGGCTCATACTCATCAGGTGTCATCGTTCTATCAGTAGGGACGATAACACGTAACCGTGGACGATGCACCGTATGAGAACGGGTTGAGTAGATGACATAAGCCATGCCTAGACTGTCAATCGTGCGAGCGACGTTCTCAGTTTCCCCAGGCGATATGGCATCCATATCAAGAGTAATCAGATCACGCCCAGACACGTTAATAGCTTTACGCTGCAGACCGTTTAAAGTACCACCGACAAAGCCGCCTATGTCTTTTAGCTTGCTTTTCTCAGATTTTGGTAATCTGTGGTATTCGTCCACGGTTTCTGTTGTACGAACGGGGATTTTGAGGCGTTCACAAAACTCGGACCACAACATCTCCGTACGGGTCCATTGCTTTGATGTGCGACTCGCACCGATACTGATGGTAATCAGTTTATCGCTTTGCAAGTGTATCCCCTCCTAATCTTTCATATAATAGTCGTTAGTAAAACCTGCTGATGATAATAGCAGTCCATCTGCCCAAGGTATGTCAATTGAGAATATAGCATTAACATCATTTAACGTAGATTCTGCATTCTCCTTGTTGATTTCAAGTACAGCTTCATCATGGATGTGCATGATAATTTGATATCCTGCATCCTCCAATCGACGTAACGTTAACGCTAAACAATCGCGAGCGACTGCTTGTGTGATGTTTTCGACTAGTTTGCCTCCATAGGTGCTTTCAGTAACCCATGTAGCGTTTACTTTAGTCTTAAAATGTACAGCATCCTTACCGAACGCATTCTGTTTAATGCTTGGGCTAGGATAAAATAGCTTACGTCCACTCGGTAACTCAATCGTCATATAACGGTAACCGTATATTGGATCAATTTCCAAACGGAACATAATGCCATGGTCAAGACCTATAGGATTTCCGGTAGTAACGGTGTACACGGCTGCATTCTCGACGGCATACCACAAATCTCGTATTCTAGGCGACGCATTACGCCACAAATTTACGATTTCAGGTAATTCCTCCTCATGGAGTCCCATATCAAGAGCTCCCATGGCTTTTAGTGCATTCACTCCGCCTTGATAGCCGAGTGCCAATTCAGCGACTTTACCTTTTTGTCTAAGGTGCCCATTCTCGCCATGCTTAACAACGGGAACACCAAACATCGATGATGCGGAAGCACAGTATATGTCTCCGCCCTCAGCGAATACACGTTGACGCCAATGTTCTCCTGATAACCAGGCGATAACACGAGCCTCAATGGCCGAGAAGTCGGCCACACATAATGTATTGCCTTCTTCAGCAATAATTGAGGTGCGAATTAATTGAGATAGCGTATCCGATACATCGCCATATAGAAGTTCTAAACCTTGACGGTTTTTGGTCTTAACGAGATGCCGAGCTGTGTCAAGGTTCTCGATGTAATTTCTCGGTAGGTTCTGCACCTGGATAAGACGACCCGCCCAGCGTCCGGTACGGTTGGCACCATAGAATTGTAACGTTCCTCTGAGACGAAAATCAGCGCCCATAGCACTATCAGTCATCGTATATTTAGATACAGATGACTTGGCTAGCTTTTTACGAATCGTAAGCACTTTTGCTGCGACGTCATCAGCATCCAACAGAGCATCGGCCACAGTGTCCTTAGTTAACTTCTCAAGACTGACATTAGTATTATTGTTTAGCCAATCAAGTAATTGATTCCGGCTGTTAGGGTTGCTAAGTCCTGTAATTTGATAAGCCTTATTCATCAGCATTTCGCGATTTTCTTCATCAATGAATAAGGCGCCCTCAACCAATTCATGGTCGATACGTACGCCCCTGCTGTTGATTTGAATATCGAGATACCAATCTTTCCATGTATCATCGGGAACAGGGAATGCGGCTAATCTGTGATAACATTCCATCTCAGTCACAACGTCCTGACGGTTGTACTCAATGAATGCATTCCATTTATCCATGTCGTGCCTAGGTAGATTACGTGTACGGCCCCCATTTCGTTTGGTAGGTTTACATGGCGTACAAAAATACTTGATAAGTGCTTTACCCGATGCGTCCTTTTTCTTATCCTGAGGTAATCCCAGGGCCTTGCCGAGTAAGGCTAGGCCCATAGGATATCCTAGGTAGGCACCGTGAATCATCGTGCACTGCCACTGATCAACAGATGTGAGTAACCCTACACGATTTAGACACGTAATTTCAAATTGTGCATTGTAAGCGTGCTTGATTACATCGGGGCTTAATAAATCACGAATTACACTGTCAGGAATTACTCCTCCCTGCGCTAAATCTACAACTTCAACAGGACCAAAGTCGTAGGAATACGCAAATAGTAATATGGCGAAATCAGGCGATTCAGTATATTTGTACACACCGAATGAGATATCAGTCGATGAATATGTTTCTATATCAATACTTAGATGCCTCATATCAGGCACCTATTAATAGGGTTGACCAGTTACAGGGTTAATGCCTACAGGAGCTTGCTGTACAGGTTGCTGAGGTGTCGTAGCATATGTCGGTTGTGCATAACCTTGTTGAGGCGCTGGCTGTTGCACAGGTTGACCTGCTGCTACTGGAGCACCAGTATACACATTAGCTGCGCTACCTTGAGGTGCACCAAATACAGAGGATGCTGCAACAGGCATGCTACCCAACGCTTCACCATCGCGTACTTTTTGAACAGGGCCCAAACCGCATCCGATGCCAGTGGATTGCTTAGAATAGAAGAAGAATCGAACGAGCACATTGACATACATGCCGGAGTATACTTGCGTAGGATTTGTAAGAGGGTTACCTTGAAGATCTACTACTTCAACTTTATATTTAGCATCTTGTGCTGCTGTAAATACCCAATGGCCTTTACATTCAGGACCAAACTCCTTACCAGATTGTGTGTATCCATCGCCGTCATGAATTGGTACTTTTGGCTGCGCCGGAACACGTGCGCCGAATTTAGTACGGGCTGATTGGATAGCAGCCTCAATAGCATTCATAAGTGCTTGGTGCTGAGCTACATCAGTTTTAGGTAAAAGAATGGTAGCTGAATATCTAGGACCAGCACCAGGTTGTGTGGAATTTGCCCAAGGTTCTAATAGATGGCAGTAGGATACGCGAACATTTTGCAATAATACTTCAGTTGGTTGTGGAACGAATGACATAATTAATTACCTCCATTATTATCATTAGATACATTAAATATTTGCGCCGCAGTAGGTTGATTGGTAATCCGAGGGCGCTTATCGGATTCCTCAACTAGGGTAGGCTTACCTGCTTTTTTAACAATCATATCGCCTACCATATCATTAAATTGGGTTTTACCGATGGTCTTTTCCATCTGTGCCAATGTTAATGTCTTGCGTTCGTATAGAATGCTTTCATCGATGCCAGCTTTGATTAAAGTATCTATAACAGCATCGGTGTCTTGAAAGGCTCGACTACCACGACCCTCTACAGCTTTCCAGCCAGGGACTGTCACCCCATTAAGAGATTCAGTGAGTGCGTAATCTTTCATATCCTCGAGCCAAGCAGCGACGTCTTTCCCTCGACGAAGATATTCACCAAGTTCTGTCATCGAAATAAGCCGAGGATCATGATTAGCAACTAGCGCACTGTGCAATGAGTCATTTGCCTCATATCGGGCTTTGCACTGTTGTTTCGCCCTGCAGAATCTGCACCAGTCGCCGGGTTTAAATTTACCATTGCCAGACATAGCCTCATCTGCACGAGGTTTGACGAATGTATTACCCCAATCCAGTAGTTCTGCCGTAGGGATTTCCCATTCGCTGATATTATTAACACGGGGCTGTACGATAGTCATTTTGACCGTATTGAACATATAGAGTAATCTATATGCATCAATCGCACCGAGGGCATATAGCATCATTTGCGGATTGTGTTCCGCATCAACGACTACCCCTTTTCCGTGCTTATAATCGACAATGTGCAATGTATCCCCAGATAGGATGATACAGTCAGCCGTTCCGAATCCATCAGGCACATAGAGGCTAAAATCAACGCGTTTTTCAATGGCTACTACTGGAGTTGCCGTGCAGCCTAACATAACACCTTTGACATATTCGAGATAGACTTCTGAAGTATCATCCATTTCTGGTTGCCACAGCTCATCCTTTTTGATTTTGTTGAATTTACGAGTGTATGTGGATTTCGCCATGGCCGTGGTATACTTCTGTAATTTTAATTCACATAGTTCATGTGCTAGGGTTCCTTCCTTTGCATACACAGATGTACTATCGGGAAAGTTCTCCTCTAGAAGAGGGGCGGCTGTACAATGCAGCCACCGATGCGACCCCGATGCGTTTAACAATGCATGTGATCGTGGAGCCATTAGATTCTTGCCCCCAATCCTCTAATTGCATTTACTAATTCAGGGTATCTGTCCTCAGGTACTTGACCTAAGTATTGAACGCCAAATTGAATCATTAACTGTTGCAATTCTACAGCTTTCCCTGCGTCAAGTAATGGTGCAAGTGCCGCTTGAATTTCAGGCAATGTATACTTCTTAACTTCCTGAGATACAGGAGCGGTAACAGTTGTTTGTACAGGTTCGGTCACTGTTTGTACCGGTGTATTAGTGGCCACGTTGACAGTTGGTGCCGTAACAGCTACTTGAGTAGGAGTAACTTGTACAGCCGTATTAGATGCCGCCATATATACAGAGTCTGGTTGCATAGCTACTGCTGTAGTAGGCACACCTTGATTTGTAGCTTGCGATGTAAGATTAGATACGTCCACGAAAGGTGTCGCTACTGCAGATACTACTGTATCGACTATACCAGGGTCCTTATCATCCATTGCTCTATCGTTATCTACAAAACTTCTAAATTGAGATAACACAGCTTTTAGCTGATTATATACATCTAGTACATTAACTCCTTGAACTTCAACTTTAATCATTGTTTAAATCCTCCTGAATATTAATAATTGATTGGTTGTAGTATGATTCTTTTAATTCAAAGCCTAAAGCCCTACGACCCATACGAAGTGCCATAACTGGAACCGTCCCAATACCGGCAAATGGATCAAGTACGATATCATTTGGATTACTCCACAATTCGATGCATCGAGCCACAGTATCTAGTTGTAGCGGGCATATGTGGCGTTCGTCCTTATTATCTCGAGCCGCTTTATAATTCAGCGTATGCGTTTGGCGGATATCGGCCCATACGGGATTAGCATATCGGCGCCATACTTGATGGCTATACATAGGCTCCGTATTGTATTTTTGCTTTTTATCAAATAACGCTGGATCTGGCGCGGGTCGTTCAATTCCTTTGATGCCCTCAGGTTCCTCTTGACCGAAAAACTGGGTAAACCCTTCTGGATGCGCGATGGGCTCCGGATTGTCACCAGGTTTACGCAATGTCACGATGTAATCAGGCGCCCCCATACGGCACATGGCAGAATCTTTTACAATTTGCTTATGTAAAAGCCCTAGAGCCTTTGTCCGAGTAGCCTCAATGAGAGGGTCTTTCCAAATCGTGACTCGGGAATGCATCACGAATCCAGCATCCTGAAAGGCTCGAATAATGTCACCAGGAAAGTCTTTCATTCCGATAACACCGTCCCTGGATTTCGTGAGTGGTAAATCCATACAATGAACTGATACTAATCGCCCAGGCATTATTACACGATGTAATTCAGTAATTAAATACTTGAAGTGCTGCCAAAACTCGCTATCAGTAGATGAGTTGCCCATATCCCTATCAGAATTAGAGTAAACATACAAGCTACTAAATGGAGGGCTAAATATAGAGTAATGAACGCTATCATCAGGTAGCCCTTTTAGCACTTCTACAGAGTCGCCATTATATATTGCAAATCGGGACTCAATTAACTGATTTAGCACGTTCACGTTGTAAGTCCTCCTTTGCTTTCTTATTTAGCGCTTGCAGCATTGCGACTCCAGCAAGGGAGGCTATGGCTTTATTCATGCCTGCGTCAACAGCTAATTTAGTTAATTTGGCTGCTTTTAACGCATTGATGTGGATGACTCTTATGTTATGGGCCTTAGCATAAGCTAGCTCTAAATTGCACCCGGTTGAGTTCTCCCAGCCGTTGCACATTATGATTGCGTCACAACCACTTAGAAGGTCAATGCACCAGTCTATGCCGGTATCATAATCGACCTTATTGTACAGATGCCCAAACATATGTATAGGTGAAAGGAATATGTTATGCGTATCACTGCCAAAAGGTTCTTTTATTGGAAATACGCCCATATCGTCCTGCAGCCACTTTAATACGGAGTCAGCTTTCTTTTTATTTTTAGCCAATCCTCCGAATGGATGGCTTATGTAAATTTTAGTCATATAACAGCCCTCATTTCTGCCCAGTTAGGTAACACCATCGGAACACACGGATTGTATTCCGTTGACTCCCGTCTAGTTTTAGATAATTCAGTACGAACAGCATCACGGGTTAACGCAATCATAGCGTCCCTCATCTTTATAGCGTCCGCTTCCTTACGTTCAATGTTCGCCTTAACAGCGCCCTCTTTTTCAGAGATTACGATATAAGCATTCACTTCATGCTTCTGGCCAAATCGCCAACATCGGCGAAGTGCCTGATAATACTGCTCGTAGCTATCAGATAGCCCAACAAATATCATATTGTGGCAGTTTTGCCAGTTCATTCCGAATCCAGCGATACTTGGTTTTGTCACCAAGCATTTTAGAAAGCCAGAACCAAAACCTAACATCATGCCTTGCTTTCGAGTTGCCTTATCGCTACCTTTAACATCCTCTGCTAGATCAATCATTTCTTTTAGAGTGGTCGATTCATCGTTAAGGTCACACCACACTAACCATTGCTCATTGGATGCATTGACTAAATCAGCTGCTGCTCTACATCTTGATTCAAGAGATGCTTTGCGAGCCCTGCGACGTTCCAGTAAGGATAAAGTAGGGACATCCTCACCTGTTTTATCAACGACAATTTCATGCACATGTAACTCAGGTAACTCATATCCGTCATCGTCGTATCCCAGAGATGCTGGGTTATCCAGCACAACTGCCCATGATGCCATCCACTCCCAAAAGGTATTTTCTGCATGGCCTTTCAATCGCCATTTAGCGGTATCACTACCATCATGTGTGAAATACATAGATAGCATCTCATTACGGCTCATGATACCTAGGAACTCCGCATGATTGCCAAGCTCCATATAGTCATTCGGTGCGGGTGTTGCCGTACACGCTAGCCGATATGGTGTATTACTGAATCGATTAATCAAATCCGTACGCACTTTACCAGTGAATGATTTTAGGATACTCGATTCATCCAACACGACACCTATTAGATTGTCGGTGTTGAAGCGCCCTAATTTCTCGTAATTTGTAATATTAACGCCTGGCACAATGTCATCATCGGATTCGCATATAGTCACAGGAATATCGAAACGCTCACCCTCAGACTGCGTTTGAGCGGCCACCGCTAATGGTGCTAATATGAGTACGGATCCACCTGTATGTAGATAAATCTCATACGCCCAGGACAGCTGCATTAAAGTTTTACCTAGACCGCAATCTGCAAATATGGCAGCTTTACCTTTTGCCAAGGCCCATTTAACAATATCTCGTTGAAAGCCAAAAAGATGTTTGTTTAGCATACCCGCATCAATAACAAATCCGTGAGATTCTGACATTTTAGACTTAGAGTTAATGAAAGCGTTATAATTCATCGACAGACGCCTTTACAGATTCATACTCAGCAAGTAAAGCCGAAAATTCTGGGTTATCTTTTGCAAGTAACCTATACATGGTCATACGTTCGGCGTTCTTAGCATTTTGTTCAAGTTTCTTTTCGATGTCTTCCAGCTTAGCTCGATTGCTTTCCCGCTTATCGCATTTAGAAGTATCGATAACAGAAATGACCTGTTTAATGACGTTCCCTTTGAAACCTTGCATCCGAACAGTATCAAGGTCTTTTGCCTTTTTCAAAACACGAGCAACGCCTAGTCCATTTCTTGATTTAACAACAACCCAATCACCAACACCAATATTGTCGATTGGAACATTTGTATCGGATTCGTAATATCTAAACCAAAATTCATCTGGGTTATGCACAGGTGTATTATTTTGCCAGTAATAATCACTGGTATCGTAAGTAACTAATAAGAATTCCATAAGATGTCCTTTCTGTGGTATACTTTAAGTGGATATATTTCTAATTTGAGCTTGTTGATGTTGCCGCATCATCAGGCTCATTTTTCATGCCCAAATCCTCGCACTCATCAGGAATGCAGTAGTCTCGATTTGAGCAGGTGCTACAATTTCGCAATTTAATCACCTCCTTATATGCATTTAAATCAAGCACCCTCTCAGGTTTTCTAGCTTCCCATGTGTAATAATCTAGGCCTGCTTCTTTTAACGCATCTGCAGCAGCACGTCCGGTTTGAGCTTCATCAATAATTCTGTAGGCATTTTGTTCGGCGTTACGTACTTCGGTTAGTCGTTCCACGAACGGCTTTAAGAGTTTACAAATAGCCACCCAGGATCTTGTCGGATTATGATAGAACATCAACCCTTGACTAATCATGCGATCGATTAAAAAATCCGAAGTCGGAATACTAGCCAAAACGCTATTGCCAAATCCCGCTTGCCTAATTTCCATAGCTGCTTTCCGTGCTTCGGATAGAGCTTCTTCTAAACGCTTAAAAGCATCTAGCGATTTAATTTCTTTAGCTAGTAGAGCTTCGTACTCATTTTCAATTGCATCGGTTTTGCCACAACTGACACGAGATACGAAGTCCCTTACTTTTTGTCTACTGACACAATGATTTGTCATTTCATAACTCCTTTAGTTGTAATACGGATTACGACAGTATTCGCCTCGTTTTCTTACTTCCGGGATGTAATATATAACATCCTCCTGCTCGTCTGCGTCAACTTCTGCCATATCTTTTTTAAATCCGTATAGAGATAGAACCAGTCCGATTAACGATTGCAATATGAACTGTTCCCATCCAATTTGGTCTACTTCCAAGGCCCCCATAGAACCTGCGACCAAAAACGTGCCAATTAACATGTAACCCATAATTTGATCTCCTTTATAACATCATCATTGATAAAATAGATGCTACTGCAGCAGTAGCAAAGCTTAAATGCATTCCTGCGTCAATCCATGTCATGATTAATTCCTCCTAATGAATTCCTGCGGATTTAAACTCCGCATCAACTACTTTCGTATCCCATCCAAGCGAATGGACAAGGAATGTTCTAAACCCCTCTTTGTCAATAACAAAGCTACGGGATTTCTTACCCGGCGACTGCCAGGCGTATGCGAACGGGAATCGGTCTCTTGCGATTCCCTCCCGGATAGCTGTTAGGCTAACACCGAGCACGGTCGACATTTGAGCGACCGAAATCACTTTTCTAATCATATGCACTGCCCCTCCTTTAACTTGATTTTAATTCAAGTCCCTGGTTAAAAAAATTTGGTCAACCGTACAGCCAAAGTACTCTGCCAGTGCCACTACTTTACTAATGGCCACATTGGATATATCCTTTTCCCACGCATTATACGTAGCAACAGATATGCCAAGATCGGCGGCAACTTGTGCCTGTGTTGCCCCTTTCCGAGCTCTCAACTCGGAAATATAAAATTTGTTTGGCAT